AAAGTAGAAAAATTTAAAAATATATTTAGTGGTTTAGACCGTGCACATGGAGAGTATCGTTATACTGATGTGAAAGCTAATGGAAAAAAAGATGGTAAAATGTTCACGAAACACGAACCACCAACTCTTCATATGTATGAAAATCATTTGGAAGGTAAAGAACCTGCTCTTGGTATTGTACCAATTCGTGACGATGCAACATCTTCATGGGGATGTATTGATGTAGACGAATACCCTTTGGATCATAAAAAAATATTATCAAAAATAAGAGAATATAATTTACCATTAATAATGTGCTCATCAAAATCTTTTGGTGCACATATTTTTCTTTTTTCAAAAAAACCTCAATCTGCTGCTTTGTTTCAACAAAAACTTAGGGAGATAGCTTCTTACCTTGGGCATGCAAAAGCAGAAATATTTCCTAAACAAACACAACTTGCCAATGAAAGAGACACAGGTTCATGGTTGAATTTACCTTATCATGGTGAAACCCGGTACGCGTATCTCGATAATGGTGAGGGAGCTACTCTCGAAGAATTCTTTGAACTATATGATAAATATGTTTGTGACGATATCAGTAAGATAGCAATACAGGTTAAACAAGAAGTCATACCTGATGGACCACCATGTTTACAAATATTAACGACCCAAGGATTTCCAGAAGGTACACGCAATAATGGGTTATTTAGCATAGGAATTTTTTATAGAAAATCTAATCCCGATAATTGGGAGGCACTGATGGAAAAATATAACCTGGATTATATGGATCCGCCTTTAGATGCAGGGGAAATTATTACCTTACAAAAACAAGTAAGGTCAAATAAAACAGATGGTTCTCCTAAGTATTCTTATCGTTGTAATGATCGACCAATTTCTTCTGTGTGTCAAAAAGCTTTATGTAAACTTAGAAAACATGGCATAGGTCAATCTGATTTTGATCATCCAGAATATAGTGACTTGTCTGTTTTAGGTGATGAGTTATGGTTTTTAAATGTAGGAGATAGAAGAATAGAAATAGATGATATTGATGTTTTGTATAGCCATAGATTAATTAGAAAAACTGTTGGTAAACAATTATTAAAATTTGTCCCTTCAATGAAAGATAAAGATTGGGATGAAATTCTTTCTATATTGTTTGAAAAAATTAGACAAGAAGAAGCTCCTTCTGATGCATCGAAAGTTGGTGAGTTTAATGATTATCTAAAAGAATTTTGCACAGGTAGAGGTGAGGCTTATTCTATAGATGAGTTAGACATGCAAAAAGCATTTACAGATAATGAGAAAACAAAAGAGTTTACAATTAATGAAGAAAAAATTGAAGCTAATCCAACTTATTTTAGATTAGTAGATCTATCAAAATGGTTAGAAAATAGTAAGAATTTTAAAGTAAAAAGAATTTGGGTTGTTCAAAGATTAAAAGATTTAGGCGGGTTGAATATTACAGTTTCTGTTAGAAAAATACAAACAAGAGTATGGATGTTACCTGCTTTTGAAAAATCTACAGAAGAAATCGATCTTCCTTCAGTACTTACTGAGAAAGAGGTATCAAGAGAAGATCAAGTATTGGGAGGTAAGAATGAAAAAGAGGAGATTCCGTTTTGATAAAAATTATTTTAGGTCCACCGGGAACAGGAAAAACAACGACATTACTAAATATTTGTCAGCAAAAAAAAGAAAGTGGGATAGCTTGGGACAAGATAGGTTTTTTCTCTTTTTCCAAAAAAGCTGCTTACGAAGCCAGAGACAGAGCCAGAGAAAAGTTCCAAGCTAGTAAAGATGATTTAGTTCATTTTCGTACGTTACATAGTTTTGCTTTAAGCCATCTTCCACAAGATGAAAGTAAGTTAATGAAATCAAAACATTGGAAAGAACTTTCTCAAAAAATTGGTTTTAATTTAGTTTTTGATAATAACGATCAATCTATTTATACAAATACAAATTATCGTTATGCTAATTTAATTAATTTAGCTCGTTTAAAAGATATTTCTCTTAAAAAAGCATTTGATTTTTATAATGATGAGCAATCAATAAAGTGGGAGAGATTGGATTATATTGATAGATCAATAAAAGAATATAAAAAAAATAATGATGTGTTTGATTTTACTGACATGATTGTTGATTACACAAATGACACATTTTCAACACACTTTGATGTGCTCTTTATTGATGAAGCACAAGACATGCCACGTATTCAATACAACATGGTTGATAAACTTATTAAAACAAGCAAAGAAGTTTACATTGCCGGGGATGATGATCAAGCTATTTTTAGGTGGTCTGGTGCAGATATCGATAAATTTATTAATTTAAAAGGTGATGTTACTGTTTTAAATAAATCTTATAGATGTCCAAAAAGAATTTATAAATTAGCAAATTTTATTATTAGTCACATAAGAAAAAGAAGACCTAAGATTTGGGAACCTAAAGAAGAAGAGGGTAAAATTTATAGAGTTGCAGCTCTTAAACACATAAATATATCTAAAGGTAATTGGTTAATTTTAGGAAGAACGAAAAAAATTAGAAATGAAATTATAGAAGATACACTTAAAGATTTAGGTTATTGGTATGGAAGAGGAGAACATAGACCCGTATCACGAACCATAATTGATGCTATAGATATTTGGGAAAAATTACAACAAGGTGAATTAATAAGTTTAAAACAAACATCAACACTATATTCAAAAATTAAATCTGAGAAAAAGAAAAATGGTATTGGTATCAAAAGAGGAGGCAAATCTTTTAAAGGTTTAAATGAAGATTCTTTATTAAGTCTTGATGACCTTAAAAAAAATCATGGACTGTTATCTGATGGTAATTGGTATGATGTTTTAGATAACATAGATGCTTATGAGATTGTTTATTTAAGAAGACTTAAAGATCTTGGTGAAGATTTTAGTAAAGAACCAAGAATAAGAGTATCAACAATTCATCAAGCTAAAGGTGGAGAGTGTGATAATGTAGTTGTTCTTTTAGATTTAGGTAAATTAGTTTATAAGTCTTACACAAAAGATCCCGATGATGAACACCGGGTATTTTATGTAGCTGTTACAAGAGCAAAACAAAATTTGTATATTGTAGAGGCTCAGAAACAAGAAGGTTATAGAATGTATGGTGATGAAAGATGATATCTAAAGAAATATTACAAGAGGCATCAGATCTCATAGGCGGAGAAAGGAATAAAGATTACGGAGATAAACTTAAAAATCATCAGCGCATAGCTGATTTATGGTCTATTTTTCTAGAAATAAAAATAGAACCAGAGCAAGTTGCTATCATGATGGGTTTAGTAAAAATAGCTAGAATTATGCATTCCTCTAAAAAAGATAGCTTTGTTGATTTAGCTGCATATGCAAGCATAGCTGGTGAAATAGTTCAACGAAAGGGTAAAAATGGCTAATGTTACAGAAACAAATTTTTTTCAACCAAAACCAGAATGGATTCCTCCACATGAATTACCTAACATTTTTGATGCAAAAGTTATTGCTTTTGATTTAGAAACTTATGATCCAGAATTAAAAAACAGTGGTCCAGGTTGGACAACAAAACAAGGGCATATAATAGGCATTGCTGTGGCTGTTGATGGATGGAAAGGTTATTATCCCATAAGACACGAAAATGGTTTTAATTGGGATAGAAGAAGAGTCATTAATTGGTTTACAAAATTAATGAAAACAGATGCTATAAAAGTAGCTCACAATGCTCTTTATGATTTAGGATGGCTTCATGCAGAAGGTATTGAAGTAAATGGGCCAATAGTAGACACAATGATAATGGCTCCTATAATAAATGAAAATAAATTTTCTTATGCTTTAAATGCTGTAGGAAAAGATATGTTGAATGAATGGAAAGATGAAAACATATTAAAGCAAGCTGCTACTGAGTTTGGCGTAAATCCAAAAAGTGAAATGTATAAACTACCAGCTATTTTTGTTGGCTCATACGCTGAACAAGATGCTGACTTAACATTAAGATTATATCATCACATGATACCTATAATTGAAAAAGAAAGTCTTAAAGATGTCTATAATTTAGAAATGAGTTTGTTGCCCATAATATTTAATATGATTAAAAAAGGAGTAAAGGTTGATGTTCAAAAAGCACAAAGTTATAAAAAAAGTTTTAAGGATACAGAAAAGAAGATATTGGATAGTGTATTGGCAGACACGGGTATTGCAGTTGATGTTTGGGCTGCAGCAAGTGTGGCGAAAGTTTTTGATAAACTCAAAATAAAATATCCAAGAACAGAGAAAACTAATTCACCTAGTTTTACAAAAGATTTTTTACTTAATCATTCTCATCCAATTGCTAAAAAAATACAGAGTGCTAGAGAATATAATAAAGTTCAATCAACATTTTTAGATACAATTTTAAAACATGGTAAGACAGGAAGAGTTCATGCAAGTATTCATCAAATGCGTGATGGAGAATCAGGTACTTTAACAGGTCGTTTAAGTTATTCTAATCCAAATTTACAACAACTACCTTCCCGTAATAAAGAAATTAAGAGAAAAATAAGAGGTTTATTTTTACCAGAAGAGGGTGAGACATGGGGATCTTTTGACTATAGTCAACAAGAACCACGGATCGCGTCACACTATGCATTTGCTCTTGGATGTGAAGGATCTGAAAAAATTGTAGAAGAATATACAAAAAATCCTAAAGCAGATTTTCACAATATAGTAGCAGAAATAGCTAAGATCGAAAGGGATCAAGCCAAAACTATTAACTTAGGATTGTTTTATGGAATGGGTGTTAATAAACTTTCTAATGAACTGCAAGTAGATGTTGATGTTGCAAGGGAGATCTTAAAGGAGTACAATAATAAAGTACCTTTCGTTAAAGATTTAGCGACAACGGTAACAAATTACGCCAACAGTGAAGGTTATGTCACAACACTCAAGGGAAGAAAATGTAGATTTGAATTGTGGGAACCAACCACCTTTGGCGTATTTAAAGCACTCCCAAAAGAGCAAGCAAAATTAAAATATGGAAAGCATCATCATTTAAAACCTGCAGGAACATACAAAGCCTTAAACAGATTAATACAAGGTTCTGCTGCTGATCAAACAAAACAAGCAATGATAGAATTACACAAAGAAGGTTTGACTCCTTTAATACAAATTCATGATGAGCTCACTTTAAGCTTTGACGGCTCTGAAGAAACAAAAAATAAAATTATCTCAATAATGGAAAATGCTGTAAAATTAACAGTTCCAAGTAAAGTTGATTGCGATGTAGGAAAATCGTGGGGAGATGCTGTTTAAAAATTTTCTTGACTTTAATATTATATAATATAATATAGTATAATATTTAAAAGAAAGGAAAATAATGAAATATAAATTTCACGATGGAGGAAGATCAAATACTCCATTTCAAAAAAAATCTAACTTAGGGGATTGCGTTATAAGAGCATGTACTCTAGCTACAAAATTACCTTATCAAAAAGTTTGGGAAGATTTATGTGAACTATCTAAGACTACAGGTATGTTTCCTAATCATCGTCAAACCTATGAAATATTTTTAGCTGAACATGGGTGGATAAAACAAAAAACTCCTAGAGATAAAAATAAAAGAACTATCTCAATTCGTAATTGGGAATTTAATAAATCTGCTCTTGTAGCTGTATCTCGTCATTTAGTTTTTGTAGATAAACAAACAGTATTTGACACTTGGGATTGTAGAACAAGAAAGATACAACATTACTTTATCTCAACATCACAATTAATGGGAGCTTAGTTATGGAAAATAAATATAAAAATTTATTAAAAAAAGAAACAGATAGGTTAATTGAATTAGAAAGCAGAGATATTAAACCT